GTAAAGGTAAAGATAGAAAAATAATTGTACAAGATGGCATTCAATATTATGTAGACACAGGTGAAAGAGTATTAAAAAATGTTAAGAAGTCTGAAAATCCATATGAAACGAGAAAGCTAATTCTTAGCGAAAGAAAAGAGATTGGAAAATTTTATAAGCCAATAAACCAAGCAGTTGTTGGTTTTAAAAAACTAGAAGATGCTTTAAAGCAAAAAGATGGAACAGCAGCTTATACATCATTAGTTCTGTTTATGAAGAACCTAGATGGATCAGTTGTTAAATCAGACGAGGTTAGAGCGTTTGGACAAGCACAAGGACTTCTTGGCAACATACAAAAACAAATAGAAGAAACAAAGGGTAAGGGTATGACAGATGAAATGCGAGTTGGTATTCTTAACCTTGCAAAATCATCTACTAGACATATGCTTGATGGTTACGAAAATTATTTAGCTGGTACAGAAGCGGCTTATGAGGGCATAAATCTTCCTTCTGAATCAATTTTCTCTGGATATTTAATTAATAGAGAAGGTTTAGATTTGACTCCAGCAACAGTTGACTTTTTTCAACCAAGAATAGAGCTTAAATGACTGAAATAGCTGAAACAGTAGCTTTTGGAAATGTACCAGTTCCAGATGGTTTTAATATTGCATCCGATATTGAACAACAAGCAATGTTGCGAAAAGCGTTAGGCATGACATCTAATCAAACAACACCATCAGAACCAATGTCAGCACCTAGAATTGCTGGTGGAGTATTAGACGAAGCGTTGCAGGGACTTACTATTTACTCTTCCGATGAGATGGGTGGTGCTAGAAATGAATTTTTTAACACTCCTTGGACAATTTTTACAGATCAAGAGTTTGGTGATGCTTATAACAGACAGGTAGCTAAAAAAAGACAAGACTATAAAAATTTTCAACAAGCCTATCCAAAAACTGCAATCGCATCAAATGTGGTTGGTAGTGTTGCTCCTGTAGTAGCATCATATGTATTAGGTGGGCCTGCTGGTGGAGCTGCAACCACAGCTACAGTAGCAGCAAGAATAAAAAGTATTTTAGACAGCTCAAGATTATTAGCTGGCGGAATAACAAAACCTGGAGCTACATTAGCTCAAAGAACAGGCGAAGGATTCAAAATAGGAACAGTACAAGGACTAATGGCTGGAGCAGCTAGTAATGAATCTGATGCTGAAAACATTGGTGGTGTTGTTGCTGATAAAGGATTTGGCAGTGCTATTGGTGGCACTATAGGTGGAATTATTGGCACAGGATTACCTCCTGCACTTACTACTGCTGGTTTTATAGCTAATAAATTGTTATTACAACCAATAATTAAAGCATCGCAAAGCCTTTCAAAATCAAACCCAACATTTACATCAGATGAAATTGTTTCAATAAAAGATATTGGTAAATTATTTTTAAATGACGAAATATCTCCAGCTCAAGTAATCAATCAAATAAAAATAAATGTTAGCGCAGACAAATTAGAAGGCGTAACTCCAGTTGAAATACTAGCTGACTATGGCGGTGATGCTGTTAAAAGAAAGCTAAGAGGAATGAATATTGTTAATCCTGGAACTAAAATTTCTACTACTCTTAGCGAAAGAGGAAGTGGAACTGTTGACCAAAAAGGTTCAAATATATTAGAAGGAAAGGAATCAAACATTCAATCAACAAGGGCGGCAAGTTCCTTAGATGAGTCTACAAAAAAAACAATTAAAACAGAGGGTATTAATATTGGTGATGGCATTAACGAAATACAAGATGCAATACAAAGAAAACTTGGCCCATTATATACAAAAGCATTTGATGAAAACAAAACTGTTAGCAATTTAGATCTTTATAAATTTTTAGAAGTTCCAACAATTAAAGCAGGATACAACGCTGCAAAAAACGCATACTTATTAGAAACGCAAAAGTTAAATCCTGGTCAAAGAATTTCTATGGATGATTTGGGAATACCAAACCTTAAAGATTTGTTTATTAGAAACTCAAACGGACAAATTACTGGAGTTACAAAAGAACTGCCATTAATGTTTTTAGATCAGATAAAAAGAGCTGTTGATACAAAAACCTTTGCTCTCAAAAAAACTACCACTTCAAATAAAATAAGCCCACGAGAAGTTGATCTTAGAAAAGATGTAGCTAATCAATTTAGAGATTTGTTAAAAAATTCTGTCAAAGGCAATGATTATGCAAATGTTTTAAACCAAGCATCAGATAGATTTGCTTTAAATGATGCTTTTAAAATAGGCGCAAAATCAAGAAAAAAATCAATACGACTTGATACTTTTAAAAAAGACTTTAACTCTCTTAAAACAGATGCAGAAAAAGATGCTTTTAGAATGGGTGTATTTGAAGAAATACTTAATGATATAAACACAACAACAGACACTACAAATTTAGCAAAAAAATTGCTTGATACACCTGCTGTTACAAATAAAATTAAAATTTTGTTTGAGGATATTCCTGGCGGTGGTGATGCTTTTATTAAAAGATTAATGAGAGAAGATAAAATTGCAAGAACCAATGAAACTGTTTTGGGTGGGTCAAACTCATTAGAAAAAGCAGTAGATGCAAATAGTATGCTTCAAAACATATCAGATGCTGTTGTAGCATTAACAGGCCCAACAAGTTCTGCTGGTATTAGAGCTGAAGCAAACTTAACTAACAAAGCACAAAATGTTTTATTTGATAAATCTGGTAAAGAAAGAAAAGCTTTGCTAAATACTATGTTAAATAAAGATCCTAAAATGCAAATAGAAATGTTAAATCTTATGAAACAGCTTGAAAGACAATCTATACAAGAATCAATGAGAAGTAATCTTTATAGATCAGGAACAATAAGAGCTTCTGCGCCACCTGCATCGGCAGGAAGTTCGGGTTTATTATTAGACGACTAAACCATGACTCGTACGAGCGAAAGGATCGGCAAATCAGGCGAATACATGACCGCAGCTTTACTGTCCTTAGAATCTGATACAGTTTCAATCATTCCACATGGCTCTACCTCTGATATTATTTTTGAAGTAGATGATGTTATTTATAAATGTCAAGTTAAAACCAAATCCAAAGAACGCGCTAACATTTCTAGGCACACTGGTCGTAAGTACGATAAAGGCTGGCAGTTTGATTTGCGTAGAGGTAAGGCAGTAAAAGATAGAAAGTACAAAGCAGGTTCAATTGATCTTTACGCTCTGTATTGTGTACCACATCAAACCATAGTTTTCTTACCAGCAACTAGAAAATTTACCAAAATAACTTTTACCGATGAAGAAATTCAAGCGATTGATTCACACAAAAGTTTTAAAGAAGCGATAAAAAATTTGCAAAAACATAAAAAATAATTATATACTCATTAGCACACAAAAAACCTACAGGAGAATGTATGGCTAAAACAGTAAATGATTTGTTTAATCTTTATACAAAAGATTTAACCAGGCGCAATGCCAAAACTATTAAACAAATAACTAAGCTTTATGAATTTAATTTACAAGGGCCTTTAGGCGATAAATTAATTACTGAAATAGTTAGAGGTGAGATAGCAGAAACACACTTTAATATTAGTGATAGATCTAAAGCCACCGCTAACAAATGTCTGGGTGTCTTAAAAGCAATGTTTAATCTGGCTATCACTTTATCTTTTATAGAAAACAATCCTGCTACACACATACCTAAGAATAGAGACAACAAAAGAAAAAGATATTTAACCAACGAAGAATTAATCAAAGTTACTGATTTATTAGATCAATTAGCAGTTAATCCATTACGTACTGAAAGCTGTAATTTTATCTGGATTTTGCTGATAACAGGCTGTCGTAAAGGTGAGCTAAGTAAAGCCAAGTGGACAGACTTGCACGACAATATGTTAATTCTAAAAGAACACAAAACAGATCAGTCAGGTGAGGATAGAATTATCCATTTAACGACTCGTGCTTTAAACATCATAAACAGCCTAGATAAAACTTCTGAATACCTGTTTAACATAAACAATCCAAGAAGGGTCTGGGAGCGCGTTAAAGACGTGTTAAAGCTTGAAAACTTAACTTTGCATGACCTAAGACATTCTTATGCAAGTTTTGGCTTACAAACGCTTAATTTAAGTCAGGTGGGTAATTTGCTTGGACATCAAGATCAGGCTACGACACAGCGTTATGCACATGTTCATCAAGACAAAGCTATCGCAGCAGCTAACCAGGTGGGAGAGCATTTAGAAACTCTGCTAACTAAAGATTCTTTATATCGAAATTGATAGGTTCTTTTATGTTATTTTCTACAGAGTTGATGCCTAAAGTAATTAAGTATTCAGCTATAGCAATTGGATCTTTGTCATTTGCTTTCGCAAAATCTTTCAAGCACTTAGCCAAAAACCTATTTATATATACAGGCTTTCTATTACATTGGACTTCTTTGATTTGGTCATCGAAGTCACTTAGTAGTTTTCCTTCACTCATATTTTCATCCTATGGGTTGATTAAAAATACTTACAGGGGTAGTATAGTACAAAGAATGGCAAACAGATACATAAAGGAGAATTTATGGAAAATTTAGATAAACAGTTTTTAACAACTAAAGAATTAGCTGATCGCTGGCGCAAATCAAAAAGAACATTAGAAAATCAAAGAGGTAAGAAGCAAGGGCCTGATTACTTAAAAGTTGATGGTAAGGTGCTTTATGATATAGAAACAATCATTGCTTACGAAAACCAATCTAAAATTTCCAACGATGCCGTCTAAACACGCAAGACACGCACCCTCATCAGTTTTTAGAACATTAGTATGTTCTGCTTGGGTAAGCTTTACAAAAAACTTACCTTATCAAAAAGGTAACTATGCAGCTTCATTAGGTACAGCTATACACGAAATATCAGAAACTATTTTAAAAGAACAAATAAACAATTTATCAACAGAAGATCATTGGTTAGGACAGGAAATGCAAGTAGAAGGTGATGCAATAGTTATAGAGCAAAAACATTGTGATTGGTCAAAAATATATACAGATTATGTTTTTGGTAGAGAAAAAGAATTAAATGCTAAAAAGTTTATAGAACAAAGAGTAGATGTTAAAGAGATTAATCCTGATTTATGGGGAACAGCAGATATAATTTTAGTGTGTGATGATTTAATTGAAATCATTGATTTAAAAACAGGTACTTGGCCCGTTAGTCCAGAAAGAAATTCCCAGATGAGTATTTATGCTTTAGGAGCATTGATTAAACATAATAAAGAAGATCCAAACACAGAAGTCATAATGACTATTGTGCAACCAAGAGCAAAAAATCCAATAAGATCATATACCACAACCGCAGAACAATTAAGTAATTATGCTTATGATGTTTTAAAGCCTGCTTTAGATTTAGCAGATTCAGAAAACCCAGTTTTTGTCTATGACAAAGAAGCGTGTAGGTTTTGTCCTGGCAAGGCAATCTGCACAACATTTCAACAACACAACACAGGAGGATAAAAAATGTCTGATGACATAAAACAAGAACCCTTATTAACTTTAGATGGTAAAGATTTTTTTGAAGCTGATTTTAATGAGGAAACAATAAAGTTATTGAATATGACTAAATTTGCTGAAACACAAATCAGAAACTTAAACGATAGATTGGCTATGGCACAAGATCACAAACAAAAATTAATTAATGATTTGAGTCAGGCTTTAAATGGCGGTAGTGAAGAAGCTACTATTATTACAAACGAAACCAAAGAGGTAAAAGATGAGTCTGCTAAATAACATTAGAACCAAAACCAAACAGAAAGCTCCCAGGATTGGCATTTTTGGAGAAATGGGAGTTGGTAAAACTTATGCAATGGTCAAGATGCCTAATAGCATAACGCAACCTACAGAAGAAGGATTGGTTAAAGTAAAAGATGCTGAAGGCAATGACCCACATCACTTTGAAAAAGCTAAATCTTATGATGAGGTAATGGAAAATTTGCAATTACTTTTAGATGAACCTAATGAATATAAAAGTTATATTTTAGATTCTCTTTCAGGTTTAGAATTATTAATCTGGGAAGCAACGCTGCAAAAATTTAAATTAGATAGTTTGGAAGCAAACTGGCATCAAGGTTATGCAAAAGCAGTTAATCTTTGGATTGCATATCTAAAAAAATTAGATGAGTTAAGAGAAAAAAATTACACAATTTGTTTAATTGGTCACTCTGATACTGAAACTGTAGATGATCCTTCTGTAGAAGTACCTTATCGCAGATATGTTTTAGATGTGCATAAAAAAGCAAGACCAGAAATTATTCAATGGCTTGATTGTTTATTTTTTGCTCAAAAGAAAAAAGGTACAGTCAAGATACAATCCAATGGAAAAGTAGAAACTAAAGTCAAACAATCTAAAGATGAAAGAATTGTTTGGTGTAATGAGCAAATTTTTTGTCAAGCAAAAAATAGATATGCTTTACCAGATGAATTGCCATTGGACTGGAATCAAATCAGAGCGGAAATGCTGAAATGAGTTTTGTTCCTTTAACAAAAGAAACAGAAGAAGTAATTGAACTATTTGAATTGGTGCAAGTTGTTTTAAAACACGCTAAAAAAGTAGATCAAGATGAAGAACTTACTCCTCATGGCACTATTAATTTAATTGATGAAATTAATGAAGTAGTCGAAGAGGGGAAAGATTGGTTGGATTCGCAATCTTATATAGAAAACGAATCTTAATTTTAATAAATCTATAAAGGAGAACAAAAATGGATTTAGAAGAATATTATGATGGAGTTGAAATAAGCTCTGAAGACGAAAAGATTGAGCCTGGTCAGTATATGATGCAATATCAAGACGAAACTCAATTAGAAAATAATAATGGTTGGGTTGGAATTAAAATTTTATTTCAGATCCTCGGACCTAAACACAAAGGTCGTTTAGTATCTGGTTTGTTTACAGTGGCAAATGCTAACTCTAGTAAGTCAGTAGAAATAGGTAAGACTGAATTATCTGCTTTAGCTTCTGCTTGTGGTTTAACTGCTTTAAAAAATACTGAAGATTTTAGAGGTAAACCTTTTAATGGCATGGTTAAACTTAATGACAAAGGATATGCTGAGTTAGAATCTAACTTTGGTAAGGGGTTTAGCAAGGCAGAACAAGCTACTGCTAAACCAGAAGTAAAGGCTGAGAAACCAAAAGCGGAATCGACATTCACCGATGACGAAATTCCTTTCTGAGTTAATTACTACTAATCGTCCCTCTCTATGTGCTTATTGCAAAAATCCAGCTAAAGGTTTTTTATACAGAGAGGACGATAAGTATTTCGGTGCTTGCTCAATGGAGC